TTTATCCAGAGTTAACTCTTTATAACAATGAATATCAAGCTTGTGGCACAGCAGATAAAGTAATTATTGAAACTATAGATGGTATTAGATATGCTTCAATCCTAGACTATAAAACTAGTAAAACAATAGATACAGAAAGTTATTACGATGCTCGTAATCAAAAACATGCTATGTTAGCTAATCCTTTACAATCAGTAATGGATTGTAACTTTATGAAGTATTCTTTACAACTATCTATGTATGCTTTCTTTTTAGAAAAATATAATTTTGTACCAAAAGATTTAATCCTTATTCATTTAATAGTTGCTGAAACAGAACCTAATAAAGAATCTAAATACAAAATAGAATTTGAAGGTAAATTATTTCATGTAGAACATGAAATAGAATATCCAGTAAAATACATGAAAAAAGAAGTTAAAGCACTTCTACAATATCACAAATCAAAATTGAAATGAAAAAAATAATTGATAAACTTATAGTACATATTGCTTATAAGCATCCTCATTTATGGTTAGAAATAAATGAAGCTATATTTGATGATATAGAAGATTACAAGAAAAAAATATATAAAAAGATATTAGAACTAATAAGAAAAATAAAATGATAACACAAACAAAATATGTTGAAATTCCAAAATTATTTTTTAAAGAGGCTTTAGAAATAATAAAAGAAAATAACAAACTTTATAAAGATGTGCAAACAGAATTTGCCATTTTAGACACTATTATTGATTTTGAAAATAAAAAAAATAGTGTTAAAATTAAAGCATGGAAAAATTATTATAGATTTGAAGATTCAAAATTAGTTACTTATTTTTCTCCTAAAATACAAGTATTTCATTTTAAACAAGAAGGATTTCCTTTAGAAAAAGAAGAATTAATTGTCGAAGAAACTATTTTAGAAATTCATTCTAGAGGTTCACAAGTTGAATTATTAATTAAACCTAACAAAAGGGTAGAGTTGTTTGATGATTTAGTAATGAATATAGAATTATGATAACAGATTTATTTACAGTAGAAAATGGTAAAGTAAAACCAAGTCTTCATTGTCATTTAATACCTGAATTTAAACAGATAATAGATAAATATGAAAAGAGAGCTACAGATATGTTAGCTTATGCTTTCTATTATGCTTGTCCTTTTAAATCTATTAATCCATATGCAGATTATTCTAATGATGAAAAAGAAGATATTTTAAAGAAATCTTTTGTAGTTTTTCCAGATAATCAAGATGTGCTACTAGCTATAGATGTTATGAAAGGATTATATGAAACTACTTCTGTAAAATATTTTAATAGAAATAAAAAGAATTTAGAAGACATAATGGATTATTTAGATACTTCAGTTTTAACAGAAGGAAAAGATGGTAATTTATCTGAAAGACTAAGAATAGCATCAATATGTAATAAAATAAAAGCTGAATTTGATGAACTAGAAAAGAATGTAGAAGCAGAAAGAGGAAAAATGAGAGCCAAAGCAAATAGAAAAACAGGCTGGGATGAACTATAATGTTAAGTGCAGATCAAGAATATAAAGACCAAATTAAAAAGGTAGGTGAGTATAAGTTAAAAGATACTTATAAATGGAAAGAAAGAGCAATTTTTTTTCAAGAGAAAGGTTATTATACTGAAGCAATAGAAGATACCCATGATTGGGTAACTTTTTGGCAAGAAGAAAGAGATAGAATCTTAAATGGACTATGGCTAGATGGATTCTATATTCCAGGGTTGTATTATTTCTACCTTAATTATTTACCTATTTACCATAAACAGTTAAATAAATATGAGTTTCCAGATGTGTATGATATGGATTATCATACTTTTTTATGTTTAGAACATGCTATATTTTTAAAAAAACATTTTGTAGTTATAAAAAAACGTGCTGCGGGATACACACTAAAATTTTGTGTTCCATTAATTAGAGAACTTTGGTTTTCAAGAGGTTCTCCTTGTTATATAGCTACTTATGAAGAGGCTCAAGTTTTAAAGACTTGGACAGATGTAATAGAACCTTATAGGGAGCATTTAAATACGCATACTGCATGGTATAGAGAGTTTACGCCATCTAAACCTT